CATATCAGAACTTAACAACCAATGAAAAAAAACTATATCGTCTTGGATTTAAAAGTGGCTACAGATTAGCTAAAAATTATTTCTTTAATAAAAAGGTATATGCTGCTGAAAATAATACAGTTAGATATTCAACTAGGTTCATTAAAATAAATGATATGGTTGTGCCTACCAATGTAAAAAGAATTATTGAAATAGCATCTAATCAATTAGGTATTGATGCAACAGACATTGTTAGAAAGACTAGAGTACAAAGTGCTGTGATTGCACGATCATTAGTTATTAATATACTAAGAGATAAATTTAAAATGGATGTCAGCAAGATAGGTATGATTGTGGGACATCGTGATCACACAACTGTTATTCATCATTTAAGAATGAAATTAAATAAGAAACATTTCTGGCAAAAAGACTATGCCATCTGGAATAAATATAATTATATAATGGATAGTGTTAAGTAATTACTTCTTAAATCCAGCCAATAAACTTTTATAAGACTTCTTAGATATAGTAGATTCGGATTTAGATCTTGATGTACCAGCTTCTTTACGTTTGTTAATATTATAATACAAACCTTTACGAGCCATCTTACCTTCTTTTGTTTTGTGAAATTTAGATTTATCCATATTATTTACTCATTAGTGATTTGCCTTTTTTACCATTACCAATAATTCCTCTACCTTTCAACACATCTTTAAAAGTTACTTTGCCATCTCCTGTAAGATCTGGAAAACTTTTTTTCTTTTTGTTATTTTTTTTCATATTCATATTTATGTTTACACTTTTTAGTCTTTAAATATTCTATATACATTTCCATACGCTTGTCATTACTTATATTAACAGTAGCATTTTTCTTTAAATTATCTTGTCTTATTGTTTCTGATTGTTCATAGCACTTTGTATGCTGACAAGTTCTATCTGCAAAGATAACAAAAGAATCTGTATTGATAATTTCTATGTTGCAGGATTTACATAATCCCACACCCTGTAATCTTACCTTTCGTTTAGCCAAGACTAACTCTTCTTATGTCTTGCAGCAAAAGCTCTTGCAGTTTCTTTAGATCCAAACCCCCAGGCTTTGAGTGCTAACTTTAATCTGGTAGGCTCACCACCTTTGCTAAGTAATGATCCTTTCATTCCACCAAAACGTGCAGCAAAAGAAACTCGTCTTGGATTGACACCTGATTTAACTGGAGCTTTTAAATTAGATCCTTCTTTACGATTAAAATATTTTCTACCTGCTTCGTTTAATCCACCACTGGGATTTTGATACATTTTTTTAACCATTATAATTTCTCTCTAAAAGGATTGTAGTCGTCTTCATTTATCTTAACACACTTACAGTTGTTCAGTAAAGAACAGAATCCCATCTTTAACCAAAAAATACATTTGCTAATTTTAGATTTAATCATATAAACTTCTTTCCTTTTTTTATAACCTTTTTAAATTTAACTACACGTTTCTTTTTTGCTGGACCAACTAACCATTCACTTAATTTTATTAATAATAATTGTATCATCTACCCTGTCCCACATATTCTTTATAAGTCTTGCTTTTATTAACACGCTTTGTATGTCTTCCTTTTCTTTTTTTAGTCGGTGGCTTAACGTATTTATTTTCTAGATTTTTTTTTGCCATTCTTTTTAATCTTTATCTTTACGTTAGATCCTTGCTGTGCAAGTAAAGTAGGTTTCTTTTTGCTGTAGGCTTGTGCAAACATTGTAGTTATATCGTCAATCATTTTTTAAATATATCTAGTGTTGGTTTTAATCCATAGATAGAACCAAAGATACCAACGATTAACCATTTATAAAATTCAGGAAACTTATTAAAGTATTCAAAGAACAAATCTAATTTTTGCTGTGAGTGTGCATCACCTGAGAAGATTGACCAGGCTAAAACAAATATAGGAATACAAACTACGACTAAAACAAATTCATCTTTCCAAGACTTATCTTGTTCATTAAAAACTTCTGCTTTATATTCAAGTTCACCTTTAGCCATACGTTCATAATATTTTCTTTCAGCTTCAGACTCTAATACTTCAGACTCTCTTCTGTTCTTGTATATATCTGCACCAGTTTTAAATAGTATTGGTATTATATTCCACCACATATCAACTACATCTTATCATAAGGTTTGACAACTCTTCGCATCTGCTTGGTGTTTGTCTATACCATGCTGAGTTCATCATTTCTGCAGCAGCTCTTGTATAATCATATTCTTTTAAGGCTGCAAACATATTCTTAAACTTAGATACACCAGTCTTTCCTAATTGAAATACCATTTCAATAATTACTTCTCTAACCAAAGGTGCAACAGTATAACCTTTTAATAATTCTGTAGTATCTGATACAGCTTTGTTAAAGTCTTTATCAAATAAAGATTCTAATATATCTTTGTCATAGATAACACCTTCAACAAAATCATCATCCTCTGTTAAAAGATGTCCATAACCAATGGTAGCTTTACCTAATGAATCTAAATAAACCTTTGTTAAGAAACCTTCGTGTCGTTTAATTCTTGATTTAACATCTTCGTACATAATTACCTTTCGTTTATTTAATGACTATCTTACCATCTTCTCCTACATATACAATTCTAACATTCATTTCTTTTTGCATTTTAGATGGAGATCTATTGATACGATCATTATTCTTATTGCCATGATTAGTATTTGATTTTCTATATGACACAGTCTTAACGTCATAGTTGATATATTGTTTTGTCTTGGTGTTGTATGTAATAATATCTATTGGACCAACACCACCTAGTGCTGTGAATACAATTAGGTTTGGATCTTTTGCAAAGTGTGCTTGTGCTAATGCCTCTGAGACTAAACCCTTATCTGATTTCTTCATCAGGGTTTATTTGTTATTAACTTTTGAATTGAAATAAACCTGCGATTGCAGTTATGATAGTACCTAAGAATATAATAAAATAAATAACTCCCTTACCCTTATTCATATCACCACGTAGATCTTTAACATCTACCTTTAGCTCATCAATGGATTTGATTAGCTGCGTCATACGTTCTGCACAGAGTTTTTCATGTGAAGATAATCTGACTGATGTATTAGATACAGTATTTAGTTTCTTTTTCATACATCAATACCACTAATAGTATGTGTATAAAAAGTCAATTATAGATTGTAATGTGGATAATAAATAAAGGTGGCATTGCTGCCACCCTTACCTTATAGACTAATCTTCGTCTTCTTCATCTATATCGTCTTCATCAGATATATAGTTATCTTCAGGATTTAACTTGAGTTCTAAGTCATCAAGTAAATCTTTGATCTGATCTATTATATCCTCTGCGGATTTAGGTTTTTTTGCCATGCAAACTCCTATAGTTGGTTTGGCAAAAGCGGAATAGAGTTAATTGATTAATAAGTAAATATAATTATTTTTTATAACTTATTGTTTTATAAATATAATTTATTTATTTTTTTAATAATGATCTGATAGATTCAATAGCAATATTGATTTGTTCTTTATAAACATAACCAACAAAGATCCCAGCTATTAAACCAATAATAAATATAGTCATATTATTTCCTATTTAGTTGATCAATCATTCTACCATGATATTCGGTAGAACCCAAGTGTGTAATTGGTGTAGCTAAATCAGTCCAGATCTCAAAGCCACATTCCTCAGCTAATCTACAAAAATAATAATCCTCAGATAAGAACCTATTAACACCATCTTTTTCTTTATAGATCCCAACAGGGAAGAAATCATAAGCATTATCTGATCCTTCTATTCCTGTTCTTAGATCTGGTTTGTATTTTAGATTAGGATTCTTATCCATAATCTTTGTAAAGACTTCACGTCTTATCATCATAAAACCTGTGGCACTTTCCTTCACCTTTGCAAAGCCATCTTTAAATTGAATGTTAGGATATAGATTGACATTGAACTGTAGAAGATAATCACGCATCAACTTCTCATTCATAGGTTTATTATCTTTGATACGATCTAGTAATTGCTGCCAATAAAAACCTTTGACAGGATAAGTGCAGGTAACAACATCACCATTAAAGTCTATTATTCTTTTAAGATTATCAATGTTAAAACCTATGTCAGCATCAATGAATAATAGGTGTGTTCCATTAAAATCTTTATTATCTAAAAACTGTGTAACGAATTTATTTCTGGCACGATTGATTAAGGATTCAGTGGGTAGGGTTTCAATTCTAATATTATGTCCCTGATCGTTTAACCAACGTAATGTATTTAATAATGAATGGAATGTAAGGTTAGATACGTTGCCACCATAACAGGGAATACAAATAAGAATGTTCATTGTTGAATGAACAGTATTTATATTATGGCTTAACTGGAAACTCTACAGAATTAACTTGTTCTAATGTGGATAAACCTATTGTTATATCTCTAAGAGATTGCCTATAGTTAGACATATCATTAGATAAAGTATTATCAGATAGTGCAAGATAATCAGTATCAGCAAGTAATTTATTTCTTTTGGCTCTAAGATTAGCCATAGCTCTGTCTAATGCACCATTGTTCCAAGCAATTTCTTCTTGTTGCCTTTGTGCTAT